TTAGCTTTTAACGTGTGAAATATTGAAACAAAACTAATACCTGTTTCTTTTGCTAATTTTCTTATTGAGGTTTTATTATCCCTATATAAAGTAAATAGCTTTTTGTCGTACCATTCCCAACTGTTAACTTCTTGTTCTGCTTTTATCCTAAAATCGTTCCATTCGTTTTCTTTATCTTCTGAATAGTCATCAATTAAGTTATAAATTTCATCATTCAATTCGCATTTGTCAATACGTTTTCTAATATTGTGAAGTTGAAAGTGTATGTTTCTTATTATTATAAATACATAACCACGATTAATTTTGCCATTGGTGAACATTTGCTGTTCTGATACTTTGTATTTATGCAGCAAAAGGTACATTTCTTGAACAATATCTTCAGCCCAATCTTTGTCAAATACCGAAGCAAGTTCTACCCAATCTTTGTGGTACTTTGCAACTCTTTCTAATATTAGTTCGTTTCCCATAAAATGTTTATTGCTAATACACCAATTAGAACTTGAATAGTATAGTATTTTTCCTGTTCTTGTTCATCACAATCGTAAAGAACTCCTAACATAAAACCCTGAATAGATGCTATCTGTATATCTTTACCTGTTTGGTGTGCCCAAATTAAAAGAATAGATAATAAAAATAATAAAATGTAAATCATAATTAATAAAGTTTGGCGGTTATTTTAGCAACCTTTTTTTCTGTTGCAGGTTTTAAACTAATTCTTATTTCAACGTCTGTAAGTTCTGAATCTTGCTTTAAAATTTCTTTGTAGGCTTGTTCTATACTTTCCCAATCTAAAATAGCATCAACTTCTAATAATTCTTCAATCATTTGTAGCTTAAAAGTAACTTCTTTAAAGTAAGCTAATAATTCAGGGTTATCAGAATTGTAAACTAACATTCTTGAAGTGCTAACTTGTAACGCTTGTAAATGATTTTTAATAGTTAAATTTTCCATAGTTCAAATTTATTAATAAGTTATTAACAATTAACATTTTTTAGTATATCATATAAATCACCTTCAACTTGTGGAAATCCAAAATTATTTACTTTAAAATTAAAATCTTCAAAACTTGCGTTTCTACTCCTTTTACAACTTACTTTTACCAATTCTTTATTGACTGTATTTAATTCTAATTGGATTTGTGTTTCTGCTTTCTTTTCCAAGAACGAACCTAAATGACCTGTAGGTTTATCAGTTCCAAAGTTTGAGTGAATAACAGTTACAATATGACAATTTAATTCCTTTGACCAACGCATTAAATGTTGAGCAACTTCTGAAGCCTGTTCTATGCTATTTACATCAGAACATAAATCAGCAATACCATCAATAATTACTAATCCAATATCTTTGCCTTCTAATTTATCATAAAGTATGTATTCAATAAAAGAAACCCTTTCTTTAAACCCTAATTGACGTAATGCGTAAGTATGGTATTTATCATCTTTTAAACCTGTCATTTGAAGTGGTCTTTTAAAAACCATTGAAGCGTGAAAGTTTCCCTGTTCAGTATCAAAATGAATCATATGTTTATCTTGTCTATTACCTCTTAAATTACCTCCAAAGCCTTGTAGTTCATTTTTCATATAAACTGCGCTTAAAAGCGATATAAAGAAGGTTTTTTTAGATTTAGGTGGTGCTTGAATAAAACTAAAGTTTCCATAAGTTCCTATTGGTAGCGGATAGGTTTTATATCCATCTTTTGTTTCGTATTCTTTTTCACCAAAACTAATTGCAGGAATTGGATATTCTATTTCTTGTTCAGGATTAATGTAGCAATCTTCTTCAAGCACTTCCATTAACATTCTGTTTATTGTTTCTTGTTCTGTCATTAAAATAGTTTAGTTTGGTTAGTATGGTTTACTATTCTTTGTATTGCTTTGTCGTAATACTCTTTATCTAATTCACACGCTGTTAATTCAAATCCGTAATCGTGACAAGCTATTGCTATTGAACCTGAACCTAAATGTATGTCAAGTATTTTATCTCCTTCTTTAGCATATGTTTCTAAACAAAATTTATATAAAGAAGTTGGTTTTTGCGTTGGATGTATTCTATGGTCAATAGTTCCATTAGTTAAAAATCCTCCTCTTGCAACTTTTTTAAATATTTTAACAGTACTATTAAAAGAAGTCCAAGCTAACTCACCCATAGCCATAGTAAAATTTACAGGTTGTAATTTATCCCAAACTATCCAACTTGATTTTGGTTCTAAAAATTCAGTCATATAATTACCACCCCATATAATTTGATTTTTTGAAATTCTTTTTAATTCATTAAAATATTCTTTTTGTGGTATAGATTTATCCCATTCCTTTTTATCAAAATTACTATTTCCTAAATTACCTGTTTTTGATATATTAATTCCATAAGGCGGGTCTACAATAGCTAAATCAAAATAATTATCAGGATAACGTGCCATCAATAACATATTGTCCTCGTTTGTTATTGTTATTTTATCTGTTACTTTCATAATTGTTTTAAAAAAGGGTAGCTTTTACACTACCCAATTAATTTAAAATGGTAAATTATCGTCTACCAATACTGATTGTTGTGTTGCAGTTTCTTTTTTAACTGCTTTAATGTTTCCATCAGTCCAAACTACGTTTCCGTTTCCTAAATAGTTTTTAGCTTTTTTAGCATCACGTTCTTCTTTTGTTTGTGAATCAGTTAACGAAACATTTTGACCCCATTGGTTAGCGTCATCGTTAATGTTTAACGTACAGTTATAATAAACTGCTCCGTCTTTACCCATTACGAATTTCTCTTTTGGTAACTTGTCAACTCTAATACTTAAATTGATAATTGCACTCATAATATTTAATTTTACTTTGCCTACCTTTTTTTTCTGTTGTCGGCTATTCAGTTTATTTAACTTTTAAAAGTTCTTGTTTTGTTTTGGCTGCTAATTTATACTTTTTTTCGATAACTTCAATAGTTCCACCACTTTTTAAATATTCAATAGCTTTTGTAAATTCAGGTTGTCCTACGTTTAACCATTTTAGTTCAGTTTCAGTTGTCGCACTTTTTGCGTTAACTTTGTTACTTGCTAAATTAGCATCATCATCTTCAGCTTGTAATGCCAATAAACTTTGTAATGTGTATCTTCTGTAATATGTAATTGCTGAACCTAACTTTTGAGGGTCATTTAATTCAGGCAAAACTATTCCTGATTCAATGCTAAATCCATTTGTATCAAATATAATACTTTTTACTAAATTATCTTGAATTGGTTGTAACAATAATAAACCATTTTTTTGGATAATAGGTTCAACGTGCAATAATAAAGAATTTACATCAAAGTATTTACTTTTAAAAAAAGGATTGCTACTGTCTTTTGAAATTCTACCAACTTCAGCTTTTACTGCTGCTAATTTCTCATAAAAATTTGTTTCTGTTTTCATTTGTTTAAATATTTAAAATTTGTTTTGTTAGGTAATCTATTATTTAGATAAGATTTTAATGTGCTATAGTTTATATTAAATTTCAAAGATATTTCTTTTGCAGAATCATAAATAATATTTGTTTGCAAATCTATAACTTTTTTTGCATTATTATTTTCACCCAATAAAAATTTACCTTTTCTTGCTTCACTATTTTTTTTACAAAATTCTGCAGACATTTTTTTACCCTTTGAATTTGGTATTTTACCATACATAGGATTTTTTTCTCCCGTAAATGCAATAGAAAGTTTTTGTTTTGTTTCTATGGTTCTTTTTTTTCCTGTATTAGCTAAAGATATTTTTTTTCTTGTTTCTAAACTTATTTCTTTACCCTTGTGTATTTTAGACATTTTAATTAAAACATCTTCAGAAAAACATTTTTGATTGTCTCCTGTTTTAGGTATTTTTAAGTTTAAATTTTTTCTATTTAAAACATCGTATTTAATACAATATTCTCTTTCTAATTTTAATAATAAATCTATTTCGCATTCTTCTAATATTTCAAAATTATGATTTTCATATCCATATTTAATTATAGAATTTCTTAATTTATGCTGCTCATTATTTCTTAAGTTTTTATATTGAGAAAATCTTTTTTCTATATGTTTAGAACTACCAATATAAATAGCACCTAATGGATTTGTAATTTTATAAATACCTGAAGTATATTTCATAAATCTAATTTTCTAAACTATAAATTTTTTGTTTAATAATTGTTTTATACTCTTGTGGACATTCTTCATCACATAATTCAAATATGTGTGTTTTAACTTCATTAAGTTTTGATTCAAGTTCGCAGATACGTTTTTGTAATGCTTCAACTTGGAATCTTTGGTAATCGATTAAATCTTTCATTTG